AAGATGTTTTTTAGCAAACAGTTCATACTGTTCTCTAATGATTTTCTTGTATCCATTTGCGATGATTGGATATTCTTCTTCAAGTTGATCAACAACTGATAGTTCAGTGTTTAATTCTTTAGCCATTACTTTATAAGTTTTTTAACTTGTTTTTCGTCTACTCCACTGTTTACTAAAATGTTTTCTAACCATTTTTCATCTGTAAGATTAATGTATTCTGAAGCTTCACTTGTTGAACATTTAAAATACTCAGAAACATATTGGAGTACTTCAGGAGATGATGTTTTTTTCACATTTGATTTTACATATGGTGAATATGTGTTTTTACTTTTTGGAATCATAAAACAGTACACTTCATATGATTTTTTACGATCTTGAATGTTTAGTCCTTGAATGTAATTGACAACGTCTATGTACTTTGGATTCATGCTTAAAAACTTATTAACCATAAAAATATTGTATATTTTTCTTTGTTCAAGAGTAAAAGTCTCCCAATCTTGTTTGGTGTCAATGATTGCTTTAAGAAAATCAAAAATGGTAAATTGTTTGGGTTTTTTTGTTGTTTTTGTCATAGTATATGTTTATTTTTTTAAAGAAAAGCCTATTGTTTCATAGTCACTTCTAATTTCTTTAGGAATCATGTCTAAAAGAACCTTATTAGTGTCTACATCATACATGATTGGAATAGGAATTAAAGCGTCTTCTGATGTACCTGCTAAAAATTTACTCATTTTTCTTATAACCACTCCCTCTGCTAGTAAAATGGGCTTTCCATTTTCAGACATTATTGGAGTAGATTGGGCAATGTCTACTTGCATTTTTGTTCCTTGTTCTTTCATTTTATTTATTTTTTTTGTTTATTTGATTGTTTATATTTTAGATTTTCTAGATAAATTAAAACTTCCATCTGGTTTTCTATCATTAACCATATAGTTAGGATTTATTTCTAAGTTATTAGCAAAGTAATTATATATTTGAGATTTTTGTCCTTTTTTACCTTTATATTCTTTTTCAAAAGTATCTTCTCCATCTATTTTTAAAGCTTTAGATTTATATTTGTCTAAAAATTGACTTGTTGCTTTTGCAATAGTTCCCAATAATGATGTATAATCTTTTAAAGAGTATTCAACATCAATGGCTTTACCACTATGTCCATTTACAGTAAAATCTAACATGTGAGTATCATATGGTCCTTTATAAAAATATATTTTAATTTTATTTTGTTGAGGATCCAAAAATTCATCATAAATTTCATCTATATTTTCTTTAAAGTTAAATTCTGTTTTAAATGGAGAGGAATCAAATATTTCATTTAAATTTGAATCTTGTTCTAAAATTTCTTTAATAATTCTTTTAATTCTTTTTTTATATATTCCTAATGTCATCCCCATTTTATTTATATTACTTTTTTAGAAGAAATACTTTCTAATATGCGAGAAATAGTGCTCATAATATTTATTTCTTTGTCTAAAACAAAATGACCACGATATGCTCCTTCTTCAAGAATACAAATAATGTATCCCTCATTTCCTTTAGCATATTCATTTAACTTGTCGTATAAAAACTTATATAAACTTTCAAAGTCATCTAAGTCAACATTTGCAATAATTTGTCTTATAAGATTGAACGATTTAGCAGATGGTTTTTTAAGTTCATCTAGTACTTTTACTTGATAGTTGTCAGATTCATTTACTGAATTGTCTAATGTTAAAGTTCCATCAACAGTGTACTTTTGACAGTTGTTGATGATTTTTCTAAAGTCAGGATAAAACTTGTTTACAATTGTTACTAAGTCTTGAACTTCATATTCAATGTTTTCTTTGTCTAAGATGATGCTAATATGTTGTGCCACTATTTTTTTACTTGGAGGTGACAAGTCAAATTCTTGACATCTGCTTCTTAAAGGTTCAATCAATCGTTCTGCATAGTTTCCTGTTAAAATAAAACGAGTTGTTAAAGAATATGTTTCCATCATGTTCAACAAAATGACTTGTCCTGCTTGTAAAATGTGAGTTGCTTCGTCCAATATCACTATTTTAAGTGGTTTGAATGATCCAGCAGCAGCAAATGCTCCTACTTTGTCTCTCATAATGTCTATTGATCTTTCATCAGTTGCGTTGATGTAAAGAAAGTCACAGTCAATGTTGTTGACTAGTATTTTTGCAAGTGTTGTTTTTCCTGCGCCCGGTTTTCCTGCAAATAGAATATGTGGAATGTCTTGATTATTGATAAATTCTTGAAATTTGACTTTTGTTTCATCTTTACAAATATATCCTTCTAAAGTGTCAGGACGATATTTTTCGTTTAATATTGTGTGTAACCTTTTTGACATATAACTTTATTTTTTATACTGCTGTAAATCTTATTAGACCGCTTATGTGTCCTTTTGGTCTATACTCTTCAGGATTGTCTAGTACCTTTTCTAACATGTCACGAATCATTTGTTTGTCATCTTCGTATGTTCTTACCGGAGCATCAATGTCTTGAGGAAAATCAGGTGACCAAGATATAGTAATACTTTGTTTAGGTTCAAATGTTTCTGGATTATATGTTGTGGGTGCAAACACACAACCATCTTTTACTGGTTTGTGCATTTCTCCTGGAACGTACATTTTTGGAGTAAATGATATTGTGTACACATATCCTACTTTATGTTTGTAAGTTGGATTGTCTGAATCTGATATTCTTAAAGACTTTACAGATATTACTGTTTGTTTATCTTCTGTTAGTCCTGCAGGTAAGTCCATCCAAACAATTTTATCAAATTCAAAATGTTTGATTAATTCTACTTCTACTTGAACACGCTGTTCTTCTGTTGAATTGTTAATGCTAAAACCCTCTATTGAGTTTCCACATATTGACAATAGTTTTTCTGTTAAATTTGATTTCATAACTTATATTTTTTAATTTGATAATGGTGATTTAATTGTTAGGTGTAATTCCTAATTCTTTTAATTGCTCAGATGTTAATGACTTAATTGGCTCACATTCTACAAACTTTGGATAAGTTCTTTTAAGTGGATCTTTTTTAAAAGCATATCCTGTAATGTCAACATATCTAAGCAATTCCTTGTCACCGTCAATTGTTAGACCAGGTACTTCTCCTCCAATTTTAATCATTGCTATTTTAAATCCCATTTTGTGAGACAACCATTTAATAATTTTTATTTTTTTGTTTATTTATACATTAAATATATGTTTAAGAATCTTGGAAGCTAAATTTACATTGTTCTTATTCCAGCACCTATTTTTTCACCTATTTTTTCATATGCTAAAACAACATTTTCTAAATTTTCATTCATTCCTCTATCTACTTTATAAAGAATTTTAAGTAATCCTAATATATCAAAAAATAAATCTTCAAATTCATCACTATGAGTTATATACTCATAATTTTGTTTAAACATATCCCACATCTGTTGTCCTATTTTAAGATAAAATTCAGCTATATTAGTTAATTTCCATCTTTCATCTTTAAAATCTTCTTCATACTTTGATGATTCAAAATCAGCTAAATTACTAATAAAGTTTTTCAGATAATTTTTATGTTCTTTTTCTAATTCTTTTATTTTCTCTAATAATTTAAAATCTTCATTAACTATTTTAATCGGTTGAACAAAATTAAAAGGAACTTTTACTTCACCCTTATGAATTTTTACAGTATATTTTTGATTTTCATCATCAATATCTGTTATTACTCCTTGTCCATGTTTTATTACAGCTACATCTGATCCTATATCAATTCCTCTATCTAGTTTTTGAGGTTGATCTATTTTAACATTTAAAGAATTTAAAAAAGATTCAAATTCATTTTCATTCAATATTTTTTGTATTTCTTCTTTAATAATTTGATGAAGTTTTGATTTTTTCATGTTTTAATTTTTATAATAAAATATTAATAGTCCCCATAAATATTAAACTTTTTAGGAGGTTCAGGAACTACTGTTTCATTTGTGATGACGTATATTTCTCCTTTTAAAGGTGACAGTTTAAAGTCATATGCCTTTTGTACTTTGGCAAAGTATGCTTCTAGTGTTTCGGTTAATGATGAATGAATAGTGTTTGTTTTATCATCTATTAAAACAAAACGGTCTCCTGGAGGAACACGTTTTGCTATTAATATGTATACTTCTTTTTCCATTAGTACATTCCAGGCATACCTGCTGGTTCTTCTTTTTTATCATTGTTTACTTCTACAATTGCAGCTTCAGTTAATAAGACTGTGCCTGCTACTGATGATGCATTTTCCAAGGCATTTCTTGTTACTTTACTTGGATCTATGATGCCTGCTTCTTTCATGTCTACAAACGTTTCATTTTTAATGTTGTATCCTTTCCAATTGTCTGTTCCTTCCATTTTGTTGATCAAACCATAACATTCTCCTTCAGTGTATCCAGCATTTGTTAAAATTTTCATAAATGGAGCAGCACATGCTTTGTAAACAATTTGTTTACCAATGTGAAGATCTGAACTTAATTCTAGTTTAGACTTTGTGATGGCTTCTCTAGCGTACAGTAAAGCGGCTCCTCCTCCTGGTACTATGCCTTCTTCAATGGCTGCTTTTGTGGCGTGTAAAGCATCGTCAACCCTGTCTTTAGTTTCTTTCATTTCTAATTCACTGTTTCCACCTACATATATGATTGCAACTCCACCAATAAACTTTGCTAAACGTTCTTGTAATTTTTCTTTTTCAAAAGGCACTGTTGACTTGTCAATTTGTACTTGTAGTTCTTCAATTCTTGCTTCAATGTTTTCAACAGTACCTTTACCATCAACTATTGTTGTTTGGTCCTTTGTTATAGTCACTAAGCGAGCTTTTCCTAACCAATCCCAAGAAAACTTGTCTAACTTCATTCCTTTTTCACTGCTAAACACTTGTCCACCTGTCATTATGGCAATGTCTTCTAAAATGAGTTTTCTTCTATCTCCAAAGTCAGGAGCTTTCACTGCTGCTACTTTAATTGTGCCCCGAATTTTATTTACTATAAGTGTAGATAAAGCTTCTGCTTCAATGTCTTCAGCAATTATCAATAAAGGTTTACCTTGACTTGAAATGCCTTCTAAAATAGGCAGTAAGTCTTTTGCTTGAGTAAATTTCTTGTCAGCAATTAATATAAGTGGTTCTTCTAAAGTACAGTTCATTGAGTTGTTGTCTGTAACAAAGTAGTGTGACTTGTATCCTCTGTCAAATTGCATTCCTTCTACTGTTTCAAGATATGTTTCTCCTGACTTAGACTCTTCAATGTGAACTACTCCTTCACGTCCTACTTTTTCCATTGCTGTAGCAATTAACTTTCCTACTTCTAGGTCGTTGTTTGCAGAAATAGTGGCTACTTGTTCTAGTTGAGTTTCTGAAGTAATGTCTTTAGAAATTTCTTTACGTAAAGCATTTACTACTTCTTTTACAGCTAAGTCAATGCCTCTTTTAATTTCTACTGCGTTTGCTCCTTTGTCTAAGTAAGACAAACCTTCATTAATGATTGCTTGTGCTAGTAAGGTTGAGGTGGTTGTTCCGTCGCCTGCATTGTTGCCTGTTTTGATAGCGGCTTGTTTGACCATTTGAGCGCCTAAATTTTCAATTGGATCTTCTAAATCTGAAATTTGTTTTGCAACGGTGACGCCATCCTTTGTTGATCTTACTTCACCGTACTCAGTGTAAATGACATTTCGACCATTTGGTCCTAATGTTGAGGTAACGGCGTTGGCTACCTTGTTGATTCCACTGACAAGTTTTTTTCTTGCTTCAGAACCAAATTCAATGTTTTTGTTCATAACTTTGTTTTAGTATTGTTTATTGTTTATTTATATTTCCATTTAAATCCAAATGCTGTTTTTTGTTTTCCTAAACATGATGCGCTAACCCCATTTAGATCTTTAGGATTAAAATACAAACATGCTTCTTTAGCAGATGACCATTCTTTAATAGGTTTTCCATTTAAATCATATTGAATAACCTTTTTACACCTAACCTTTTTACCAGCCATTGCTTTACTCTTATTTAGACAATGTTCTGGAGTTTGTTTATATCCTTTTAAATTTTGACTAATTTTTAAATTATGTTCTTTAGTTCTATTTTGAGCATAAAGAGACATTTTATGTTTTGTCTCATCACTTTTTATACCACCGCCACCATCTACTAATTGGTAAAACAACATATTTTCCCATCCTAATAAACCAACGTAATATTTTTTCCAAAATGTTTCTCGTTCATTTAGTTGTTCAAGAGAACATTCTTCTATGATTTCAAATATATGGTCTTCAAAACTATATATTTCAAATGAATTATGTAGTTTAGGTTGCTTTAAATGTTTACATTTAATGTATTCATTTTTTCTTCTTTCAATATTGATAGATTGTCCAATATATACCTTATTATCAGGATTTGCAATTTTATAGATTCCGATCATTTATTATAAATATGCCCAGATCTAGGTAAAACTACTCTTCTGAGATAACTCCTATTATCATATTTTCAGCACACCCCCAATATTCTTCTCCTTCAAATTCTATGTTTACTGGACCCATTTGGGGCAAAATTACCTTTTGGCCTACTTTTAATGTTGAGACTACAAATTCTCCTGTGGCGCAGTAGTAACCAGGACCTACAGATACAATAGTACCTATGATATTTTTGGTTTTTCCTAAGTCAGGAACAATAATGTTTCCGTAAGTGACTTCTTCTTCTGTTTTGGGTTTGACAATGATACTGTTAAATACAGCTTGTAACTTCATAACTTTATTTTTTAATTTATAACTTATTTTACTATGATAAATATATTAAACTTCTGTTGGTTGATCAAGCTTAACTTCTTCTTCAACTAATTGTGCTTCATCAATCTTTTGACAAAAATAGTACAAACCATTTTTTTTCAAAATAACATCTGCGCCAATGTAGTCCTTGTACTCCTGAGCAAAATCTGCTGGAAATGTATCTTCTTTAAGGGTACGTTTGATGATGTATAAAGCATCTTCCCAATTTACTACTTGTTTGCTTATTGTAAACATTATATGTCTTTTTTAACCATGTAATATGTACTTTCTGTGTTGGCTGTTTCAAATGACAGCTTTAACAGTCCTTCTAAGTTGATGCTCATTTTTGCTTTTAAAGCATCCTTATTGGCAGTCAATATTTCCTTCAACAAATTTGAATTAAAGTTTAAAGTAAAGTCAGATGACACATCTTTTTGTGTAAAGTTAGTCATAAAGTAAGATACTTTGTTTGCATATTCAATGTCTCCTCCAAATATAATTTCAAGTTGAAAGTCACCGTCCATGCTTGTGGTTGGTTTAAATACTACAGTTTCACTTTCAGACAACGCTGATTTTGCTTTTATTAAGGCACTTATAATTTCTACGTTTAAGTCTGTTTCTAAGTTAAATACATTAGAACCATTAAATGCTCCTGCTTTTGGAATGGTTAAAATATCTGCTAAAGCATAGTTAACAGTAAATTGATTGTCAGATATAATAAGTTTAGTAAATATTTTATTATTTTTGATGTAGTCTAAGTGTATTTCTCCACCTGAAATTCCTATTAGTTTAAGAAGTTGAGTTGTGTTGCTTATTCCAACTGATGAATCTACTAAGTTAAAGTTACTGTAGTTTATTTCTCCAATCATTTCTTTAGTAGGAGCAGTAAATTTAATGTTTAGGTTGTTGTCTTTAACATCCCATTTAACTCCTTCTATAAGTCCTCCTAAAAAATATTTATTTATAACGGATTGTAATTCAAATTTTGAAATCATATAACTTTTATTTTAATTAAATATAATAAAGAAAGTTTAGTTTTCCAAACTTAATTAAGGAACAAGTTGACAATCATTTATGGTGTATTCCAGGTCTATTTTATTTTTCACTAGTTTATTGTTGTACACTGTTCTTACAACATATGAAAGTGGCACACCTGCTTTTAAGTCAGATGATTTTGCTAATTGAGTGGTAAGAGTGCTAAGTTGAGAAGCTGAAATCGCTGAAAATGTGCT